GGCTTGCGTCCACGCTTGCTCCTCATTCATACTCCCAACCCTCTCTCATTGCGACCGCTACCAAGTCATTACCAGTGATAATATCGAGGCTCTCTTTGGTGCTGAACTTCGATAAGCCAAACATCCCGCCAACATGTTGCTTATAACTTTGCGGATAGTCACCGCTGATATTGTTCGCTCTAAAGTCGGTGTTGAGATTGAGCCAACCGAGGGCTTTCAATGCCCTCAAGTAGTCACTCATTCCATCTCCTCCAGTTCTCTTGCCCAATCTATTATCTGTTGTTCTCCAGCAACCTCAGTTTCACCTTCATTGCAAGTCATTACAAATATCCCGCAACCAATCTCAACAATCTTGGCAGCAAGGTCACCAGCCGTGACATCAGTTGGTCGGACATGTGCCAGCGTAGTTGGGGCGCGGAGTTCCGAGCACCGGACCACGGGATCTACCGATGGGGCAACGGCCGGGAGTACGACAGCACTGACATGGGGCGGACCGGCATCTACGGCATTCAAGGCAACGCCCTATTGGTGGTCGACGGGACACAATACCCGGACATGCGGGATGGCCTGATTGCTTCGGTGGGAACCGTCCCGGGCGCAGCCGACGACGGTTTGGGTTCGTTCCAAGAAATCAATGCGAGCCCCACGGCATGAGCGTCAGGATATCCAGCCTGAGGCCGACAGTAGCCACTGCCGGTGATTATTTTGTCATCGATCAGGGTGGAGTGACCAAGAGGGCGACGATGACGGCCATTCTGGCCGCATCCGGAGCCAACCCAGATTCAGCGCCGCCAGTTGACCCTTTGAGAGGGCCGACTCGGATCAGCCAACTGCCGATCGCCAGCGTTGTGTATACAGACGACCTGATGTTCTGTGACCAAGGAACACCGCCGATCACTCGCCGGGTGACGGTGGCAGCGGTCCTGGCCATGGTCGGCGTGTCGGTGAACAATACCGAATACACTGGTCAACCAATCACGGACCGGTGGCTGGACACACTGCCGGCGGCATCGACAGTCAGCCCGGATGACTACTTCGTGATCAACACCGTATACCGGGGCGTTGTCACCACGATGCGGTCGAAGTTCCCCGGCGGGTCGCCCACCACACTGTACATTTGCGCACCCGGGCCCCAATACCCGTCCAATGGGGGTCTACGTACCGGCAACGTGGCCGCGTACTCCGCCAATGTCACGACGGACAACATCAGCCTGGTCCAGTACGAAGAGCCGTCACCGCTGGCATCGAAACAGCGGTACTACATCGGCTGGCAAGACCAGCCCTATTCGCCGGCCAGATCTGTCACGATCACCCTGACCGAAGGTACCGACTTTTCGAGGCTGCGGATCGGATTCGCCCTGCCAGTATCGTCACCACCGTTCCCGGGTCCATATACCACGAATCACGAAACCAATGGGGTCGAGTTCTATATCAAGGGAACCGGCGGCATCTACACCTACGACACCGGCACGGCGACCGAGACTCTGATTCAGGCCACGGCAGCGCTGCAGGTCAACGACGCCATTGGTCTGGACATGGAGGGGTGGCAGTACGGGGTGGCCAGCATCAAATTGAACGGGGCCGCTGAAGTCACTCAATCCAATATCGGGTACGCCTATTTCGTCGAAGGATCAGCCGGGCTAGCCCCGTCCGTGGTTCAGCCGGCGCTGTGCTGCACTGAATGGCTGCTAGACAACTTCAACGGCACCGGGCTGCTGAGCGCCCACACCCCAGACACCGCGCCCTCAGGGTTCGCCTGGCGGCTCAATTCCGGCGGCACGATGACTCTGGACGGGGCTGGGTTGGTCAAACCGACCGGCGCGACTGTATCGCAATACATTGCCGATTCGTTCTACGGCTGGACGGGTATGAGCGTCGGCCAGACCTTCTCGATGCGGCTGTCCGCAACGATGCCGGGGTGAGGTATGGATATCCCTACCGCAAATCAACTGATCGAGTTCTCGATACAGGACTTCGCCACCGGAGCGTTGGCCGTCATAGGGATGTCTTACACCGGGGGCATTCGTCATGCCTACGCGCAAGTAACCGACGTCCTGGGCAACAACACCGCGATCAACACTACTATGTCGGTCGACGGTGCAGAGCACGACTTGCGTATCGAGTTCAGCCAGACGGCTTATTCATTTTATATCGATAACGTCCTGATTGGTACACAGGCCCTAGCAGCCAATCACCTACAACTTTGCGACTATGCGGTTCTGACTCAGCAGCCAGTGGTGGCCGGCAGCATCATGTCAGTGTCGAAAGTCGAACTAACCGATTGCGCATTATGAATGACGACGCCGATATTCAGACGGTCGACTTGACTCCCGACCCCGAGAACAGCCAGATGGAACTGATCGCCAAGATGGCAGCTAGCGTCTTGACTCGGCACTACCCAAGCCATTTGTGGTATGTCGGGTGGGCACCCGGTATGACTCTCGTGGTCAAGAACATGGCCATCAGCAACGGCAGGTACGGATTCACGGTCGATGCGGCGAAGGCCCATTCGGTGTCGCATCTGGAGCACGAAATCATGGTTGCTGGCGGCGAATTGCTCGAGCGCTGCGGCGTGCCCCGTGGTACGTGGAATGGTGAAATGATGGACCTGATCAATTTGGAGGTGCAGTGATGGACAGTTCCAGCGATCTGAAGAATAAGATCAATGAGAGGGGCCAGCACAGGCGTGACGCCTCTCACAGGGCGTCCCAATTGCGCGAGGATGTGGCGAGCACATCGTCGGAGTCTGCCCGTATATGGCAGACCCTCAACCATCTCGGCGGGAAGGCGGCTGGAGATGCGGCCGACGCGTCGATTCGCCACCGCGAAAACATGAAGGAATCCGAAGCCGAGGATCAGGAAGAACGGGCCAGACGCGCCGGCAAGGACGTCGGCGAACTCGGCAAGACCTGGCGTGAACGATTCGGAGGAAAATGATGGGACAAATATCGAAGCCGGACCCCCGCAGAGAACCCCGGTACAAGCAATGGCGGCAGCCCCTGCGCGACGAGTTCGCCAAGCTGACGGGGGAAGGCAAAGTCCTCGACAAGCAGGCGGCGGACCACATCAAGAATATGAAGGAAGAAGAGGAAGAGGATCGCCGCAGGGGCCGCAACAGTGGCGAAATCGGCAAGACCTGGTCCGAATCCTTCAAGGAGTGACACCATGGGTGACGAACTGAACCCGAAACGGGCGATCGAGCGTCGGTTGAAGGAAGCCGGGGCCCCGAGCCTGTACGACAAGCCAGAGCCGGACCCCCGGGCCGGAGTTGACCGCGGCGACCTGCCGGGGCCGAACTCCAGCTTCTTCAAGCCTCGCGACCACAGCAAGGACAAAGAAGGCCTCGAACGCGCGCTCAAGAAGAGAGGCTGAAATGTTCAAGCCCAATTCACGCAACACGCCCCCCACCGCGCAGGACGGCAATCCTGCGCCCAAGGAAGACAGGTGGCTCACTCGGGCGCGTGATGCGTATCTGTCCAGTACCACGTACATGGACGCCAACTGGCGCAAGAATTGGGAAGACGGCATCCGAGCATTTAACAACCAATTCCCGGCCGACAGCAAGTACAACGCCCCCGCGTTTGCGAAGCGCAGCCGACTATTCCGGCCCAAGACGAGGGCCGTGATCCGGAAGAACGAAGCCGCGGCGGCTGCAGCATTCTTCAGCAACATGGACGTCGTCAGCATCACCGCTGAAGACCAGTCCAGCAAGCCCCAATTGGCCAGTGCCACGGTGATGAAGGCGCTGCTCCAGTACCGGCTGAAGAAGACCATCCCGTGGTATCTGTTCGTCCAGGGCGGCATTCAGGACTCGCAGGTTACCGGAGCATGCTGCGCCCACATTTATTGGGAATACCGCCGGCACGACGACGCCCCCGAGCCGGAACCCGAGCCGGAACCGATGCCCGAGCCGGAACCCGAGTACCCGCCGCAGAACGACATTCCGTACGGGGCGCACGCCGTGGTCGAAGATCCGGTCACCGCAGTGCAGGCCCCTGAACCGCCGGAACCCGAGCAGCCCTCGGAATCAAACAAGGAAGTGTACAGGGACCGCCCTGTCATGGACCTGGTCCCGATCGAGAATATCCGGGTCGCGCCGAGCTCGAATTGGATGGACCCGATCAACAGCAGCCCGTACGTGATCCACCTGATTCCGATGTACATCATGGACGTCAAAGCCAAGATGAAGTCGGGCGAGTGGTTGGAGGTGCCCGACGATGTGCTGAGGAAGGCTTCGGACAAGGATGATTCGACGAGAGCGGCTCGTCAGAAGGACCGCACCGATCCCACCTCCAACGAATCGCAGGGCAGTTCCGATATTGATATCGTCTGGGTGCAGCGGCACATTCACAGGGACGGCACCCGGGACTACGAATTCTACACGCTCGACGATCTGGCGATGTTGACAGACCCCCGCCTGCTCAGCGAGGTGGTGTTCCATGGCATGCGCCCGTACGTGATGGGCATCTACATCATCGAGTCGCACAAGCTCATGCCGAGTGGCGTGCCTCAGATCAGCAAGGGCCTGCAGGACGAAGCCAACGAGGTATCCAACCAGCGTATCGACAACGTCAAGTTCGTCCTGAACAAGAAATGGTTCGTCAAGAGAGGCAAGGGTGTCGACACCAATGGCCTCGTGGCCAACACTCCTGGCTCCGTGGTGATGATGGACGACGTTGCCAATGACGTCCGGGAAATCAACTGGCCGGACGTTACCGGATCTGCATATGAGGAGCAGAACCGTATCAACCTTGACATGGACGAATTGCTGGGCAACTTCAACCCGGCCGCTCTAATGATGCAGGGGGCGGCTACCGCCCCCGCTCGCAACATGACCATGCTCAGTCAGAGCACTGGCACGCTGGTCGAGTACGGGATCAGGACGTACGTCGAGACATTCATCGAGCCATGCCTGCGTCAACTGATCAAATTGGAGCAGATGTACGAGACTGACAAGACCGTCATCGCCCTGGCCGCGAAGAATGCCAAGCTGTTCCAGCAGTTCGGGATCGATGAGGTGACCGACGAGTTGCTGAATCAGGAATTGACCCTGACTGTCAATGTCGGCATGGGGGCGACGGACCCGACCCAGAAACTGCAGAAATTCCTGACTGGTATGACCGCATTCGGCAATTTCGCCAAGAGCCTGCCGCCGGGAACCAACATCGTCGAGGTGGCCAAGGAAATCTTTGCGCACCTCGGGTACACCGACCCGAGCCGGTTCTTCACTGCGGATGATCCGGAGGTGATCAAGTTGCAGGGCCAACTGCAACAGGCCATGCAGATGATCCAGGAACTGCAGACCAAGGTCAAGGACAAGACCAACGCCACCATCGCTGGCGTCATGAAGACGAATTCCACCAATCAGACCAAGAAGGAGGTGGCAATCATTCAGGAAGACGCGGCCAACAAGAGAGCATTGGCCACCCACATCACTTCAATAATGGAGAACGTGAATGCTGCGAATGGATCAGGACCAAGACGACCCGGCAAAAAATGAACAGATCGAGACTGCCGTGTTCGGCAAACAAGTCGAGATGTTCTGGGACGGTCAGATAGGACAATACTTGCTGGCCTACACACTCCAGGAGTATAATGACGCCCTGGAAGAATTCAAGAAATGCGACCCCCACGACTCCGTCAAAATAGCCAACGTCCAGAACAGGATGTGGCGAGCCGAGAGTTTCAGGGATTGGCTCTCGAGAGCCATCGACGCGGGAATTCAAGCTACCCAAGTGCTGGAAGGGCATTTCGATGAAACACAATAACTTGCTGAGCCAGATATTCAAGATGGTCTTCCCGGTGGCCATGTTCTCGATGTATATCGACGACCCGGACACAGGCAGCGCCGATTTGCCCGGCTCCGACGATGGCGAAACCATCGGCACCAACAACGACGCGCGGCTGCGGCTGCTGGATCAGATCAACGACAACAATGACCGCGACCGCGCCGAAGAACTGAGGCTCGTCAACGACGACGACACGACTGAACCATTTCAGGCTGAGCCGGCACCGGACACCAATGTCGATCCGGAGCCGAGCCCCGACCCCCAACCGGAGCCCGAGCCGGTAGCGCTGGCCCCGGCCCCGAAGATCAAAGTCAATGGGGAAGAGGTCGAACTCACTCCCGAACTCATCGCCAAGGCCCAGAAGATCGCATCCGGGGACAAATACCTCGAAGATGCGGCCTTGGCTGCACGACAACCGGCCAAGGCTCAGCCCTCGGTCGATCCAGAACCTTCGCCACCCGCTGACGCGGGCGTGAAGCCGGGGTCCGAAGAGGACCTGGCGCTGATCCGCGCCATACAAATGGGTACCCCCGAGGAAGCGTACGCCGCTCTGCAGAAACTGCGCCAGCCGCAGATTTCTATAGAAACCATTGGCCGTATTGCCGACGAACGCCTCAATTTCAACACCGCGATCGATTGGTTCGACAACGAGTACGCAGATCTGGTGTCCGATCCCGACCTACACGCGATGGTCCTTCGAAAGGACAGTCAACTGGTCAAGGAAGGCGACAAGCGCTCCTACAAGGAACGCTACAAGGACATCGGGGATGAAGTCAGGAAGTGGCGTGACGACCTCGTCAAAAAGTTCACCCCTGCTCCAGCCGCCGATCCGTTGAAGACCAAGGAAGAACGGAAAGCACAAGCCCCGCAGGTACCGGTCGCGGCAAGCGCCAAGTCCCGGCCAGCGGTCCAAGAGGAAGAGAAAGACGAGTCCCCGTCCGTGGTGATCGCCAACATGGCCAAGGCCAGGGGCGGACCGCAGTGGGCTCGTGGCTGATCAAGGGGAATCCAACATGGCAGGTCAAGTATGGGCGGTGAACTCGTTGGGCGGGTACATGTACTCGCGCCAACTGAGCAACGTGCTGCGGATGGCGGTCCAGCCGCTCGTCAAGTTCCGTCAGTTCGCTGACGTCCGTGACGCTTCGCAGCAAGGCAAGAAGAAGGGTGACATCTTCACCTGGGACGTCTTCTCGGACGTCGCAACCCCCGGCGGTGTGATTCAGGAAACGAACACCATGCCGGAAACCAACTTCACGATCACGCAGGGCACCCTGACGATGACGGAAGCGGGCAACTCGGTCCCCTACTCGGGCAAGCTGGACAATCTGTCCAAGTTCCCGGTGATGGAACTGATCCAGAAGGTGTTGAAGAATGACGCGGTCAAGACGTTCGACCGTCTGTCGTGGGCGCAGTTCAACCAAGCGTTGGTTCGCGCGATCCCGACCGGTGGCACGGACACGGCGGCGGTGACTCTGTACACCAACGGCACCGTGACCGGCACGAATTCCATCGCGTACAACAACGCGCATGCGAAGTCGATCGTCGACGCGATGAAGGAGCGCAACATTCCCGCCTACCTCGGCGACGATTACTACGCTCTGGCCTGGCCCACGACCCTGCGCGCCTTCAAGAACAACCTCGAAACGATCCACCAGTACTCGGACACCGGCTTCAAGCTGATCATGAACGGGGAAATCGGTCGCTACGAGAACGTTCGGTACGTCGAGCAGACCAACATCGTGAAGGGCACCAGCACGGACGGCATCAACGGCACAGCGTGGGTGAACGGCAGATCCGACTGGCTGTTCTTCTTCGGCAACGATACCGTGGCCGAAGCGATCGCAACCCCGGAGGAAATGCGAGGCAAGATCCCGAGTGACTACGGCCGCTCCAAGGGTGTCGCCTGGTACTACCTCGGCGGCTTCGGCATCGTGCACACTCTCGCTGCGAACTGCCGCATCGTGAAGTGGGACTCCCTGGCTTAAGGAGAACGACATGACTCAGAAAAACATGGCATACGACCACCCCGCGTATCGGGCTCGCCTGACTCACGGGTTCGGTCAGAACACGGCTGGCGCAAGCACGAACTTCGCGAAGTTCGTCGCCTTCACCAGCATGCGCATCTTCGCCATCATGGCTGCGACCATCACGGCGGGTACGTCCACGCAAACGCAGTTCAACGGCACGGGCACGGTGGTGAACATCGCGGGTGACCAGTTCTATGGCATCCACGTGAACAACATCGGCACTGCGGTGGCGACTGCAACCCACGGGCCGTTCTCGCTGTCGACGGGTACCGCGACCGTGACCACGGCATCGGGCGTGTTCACCCGGGTTCAACTGTCCGGAACCGGCACCACCGGCAACGTTCAGTCCGGAACGAACACGGCGGATGGGGGTGTCATCATGAACCCCGGGGACACGTTCCACATCTTGCGCGGTACCGACGCGACGGCGGTTTCGGCCTACGCCATCGAGTACGGCATCGAGCCGAACGCCAACGTCACGAACTAAGGAGAACGGCATGCCCACGAGAAAGCAATTCAACCGGATCGCGAACAACGTCGCGGCGGACGATGCCCGACCCATGAAGAGCCCGCACAGTTCCAAGAATTACGGTGGAACCAGCGCTGGCCAACTTCGCGGGGACGGCAGCGGAGCCCAACCGTTTGCGGAGCCCATGCAGGAAATCAGTGCCCGAATTGGTGGCATGGAGGGCCTGCACAATGACATCGGCGAGATGTCTGGGTTCATCACCACCGGGTATCTGGACAAGCAAGGCACGCCTTATGGCGAAGCGGCGAAGTTCAACTTCCTGCCGCCCGGCATGGACATCAGCAATCAGGAGAACGCGGAAATCCACGCGATGCCCCTGCGCCAGGTGGTGTCCGAGTCCTATCCGGGTGATGGTTGGACCCCGTCGCCCAGGGATGTGACGGAGTAATCCGCCGACATCTTTGTCAATCGGTACGGGGGCCACGAGCCCCCGTACCTGTATAAGGACTGCCATCATGAATTTCTTCCAAGAAAAATTCCAGGTCATCGCCCCCGCCAAGCCGGAGGGCGGCGAGCCGTGGGTGTCCGCGGATTCGCAACGGGATCTGCGCGGGCTCAAAGAGTTCGTTCCTGCGACGGCCGAGTCTGTGGACCCGCAGCGGTTCAATCAGATGCCCCCGGGGATGGACATCGGTGACCAAAAGTTCAAAGAAAAGAACGATCTGCCATTCAGCATGGCCGGCGCGACTGATGTGTCCGATACCACAACCGATGCCGGTTTCCGGAATGGGTTTGTCAAGCAGCAGATGAAGGGCTGCGACGACCAGTACACCGGAGAACACGTGGATCACTTCTATGGTGATGCCGGCGGCTTCGCCGAGCGCAACAACTACCTCGACAGGATGTGACGGATGAAGTTGGATAAATCCGCCCCCTATGGCGCGATCTGCGGCCACCATGTGGCGTCTTATGAACAGGGCGGGAAGCTGTTCGACGCTGCCGGCAATGAGGTGAAGCAGGACGATACGCCGGAATTCATAACCGCTCTGCTGTCCGAGGGACCCTTGCCCAAGTCCAAGGTGTTCCAGATCGCGCAAGATGAAGGTAGGGACTGGGATACGGTGAAATCCGTAGCCGACCGCATCGGGGTGGATAAGTCCAAAGTCAAGAACATCGAAACCTGGAAGCTGAACTCGGGAGAAAATCATGCCGTTTGATTCGTCGCAACCCTTTGCCGTAATCCGCACCCCCACACCGAAGTATGTGTATTACCTTCAAGGTGGAGTGACATACGATGCCACGCCTCCTTTCGCCCAAGCGACCATTCCCGGGTTCTCCGATCAGACCGATGGCAATACCAAGTTGCCGACCACCGGTCTGCCTGCGGCCACTTACGTTTACGCGGATGGCCAGTGGTGGGGCAGGGATGGAACGGGCCCGTATATTGTCGACGCGACGGGTACCCCGAGAATCGCAGGGTGGATGACTTCTGTCATCGCCGGAGAGATGGCTCTATATGGCCGTATGGCCGGCGGAGCGATAGCGAAGGGGTACCTTGTGACCGGTAACGGCCTTCCGACAGGATGGGTCGGCGGCGGTATTGTGTACGATATCATCTGTCTAATTGCCGGCGGCAACGTTTCAGGTCTGTACGACGCCGCATCGGCATCGGGTACCAACCGATTTGCGACCGCTCTCGTCGGTGTTGCAAACGCTGTGACACCCGTCGCCAGCGCGGGCGTGGGCGCCATCTACAACGTTTCTCCCTACTTCACCATTACCGGCGGCACTTGGCTGGTGATGGGCGTCCCGGTGGTGTAATCATGACGATCGCCTACATTGACCCCACACTCGCAATCGACGACACCACTGCCGTAGGCTGGCCATTCACCAGCGGGGCGACGTATACCCCTACGTCGTTTGTGGGCGGGTCTATTGGCACGGGCAAGATCTACAACACCCCGGCGGCGGCATACACCGACCTAGGCGGTGGCGGACATCAATTCTGTTTGCGGTATGGGTACTTCCATAACCGCACGGGCACTGCGTTGTTTGCTGCTTTTTGGTCGAAATCTTTCTGCACAGTCCGGGGTTACGGGAATCGCTTGTTGGCAAAACCCGTACTGGATGGATTTATTTATCAGTCTCCTACGCCGGCAAACGACGCGCTGTGGACGCATTCCGGCGGTGGTGTTTGGTATTATGAGCCGCCGGGGGCTGTGAGCCAATGTCGGTCGTTCCGCACTGGCGTTGGATTCTCGGGCGACAGCAATACTTCTCGAGTTATGGGGAAATATTGGCGCCCTGCCTCATCGGCTGGTAATGTCACTTATGGGTCGATCGGTGAAACGGGCGGTATCTGGTTTGGCGCAAACAGTGGACCGTGGCGAATCACGGTGTACACCGGGTCAACCACCGTTGCGCCCCCCACATTCTATAATGGCATCACTATCAGTCAGCAAGGGTCTGGCGTTGCCAATGGTCTGGTCTGCCGCAATGGTGGTTCTTATAACATATTCAAAGATTTCCAGATCTGGGGATCTGCTTTCGTCGGGTGTGGGGCTGCAACGCACACGACCGCCGGGGTCGACGGGATTTCATTCCAGAATGTGGACATGATTGGTTGCTTGAAAACTGGCTTCCAATCAGCATCTATTGGGGCATCCGGGTACATTTCGCGCAATGTGTCGTGGAGCGGCATATATAACGCTATGATTTCAGGGCCCGATGGGGCGGACACACCCACGGTCGACATTCAAAACGACGACATCTTCCAGATCAATGAGAATTCTGAAGGAACATATATTCATGACTTCCAAGTCTATGTTGGGACTGTCCACACGGTTCTGAACATGGCTTCGGAGACAGGCGGCATTTTGTACCGCCCGTCGCAGACCGTTATTCGCAATGGTATTGCCATCATGGACAAGTATGGCATCGATGGGCGCCCTATCGGGGTCAGTGCGATCAAGGGCTTGATCATCGATAACTTCGAGGCGTATAATTTCAGCACGAAAGCTCAGATCGGTGGTCAGGATATCACGATCATCAACTCCTACTTCGGCCCGCTCGGGTATAACTCAGACCCGAGTAACCAACGCAGTCTGCTGGAATTCACGAATTTTGCCGGCGATCCTGCGGCGCTCAACATCAACGTCCTGCACAATGTGTTCGACACGCGTGGCCTTGGGCTTGTGAAAGCGGCGGTGGGGGTGAATACCTACCCCACAGCCAGTTTCTCGGTGGCGAAGGATCAGATTCTACTCGCCAACAACATCTGCATCATGGACCCGCAAGACGGGTTCTTCAATCTGACACCGTACAACTCGGTGGCCCAAGGGTTCCCGATGCCGGTTGTAAATGGTACGCTATCCGCTGCCACAGTCGGGGCGGGGCGCACCCTGAACGCAACATCGGCTTTCGCTGCTGGTGACGTTGGTAAGGTGGTGGCGTGTGGGGCAGGTCGTGCGACCATTACCGGATATAGCAGCGCCAGCAACGTCACTGTCAACATTACAGTAGCCTTTGCGAGCACGACTTTGATCAACGGCTCGTGGTTCCTGTCCACACCGATCACGCTGTCATCTGCCGCCGTGGGTGCCGGTCGCACCGTCAATTCCCCGTCGTATGCGATCTTTACGGCGGGCGATGTCGGCAAGATGCTGTACAGCTATGGTGGCAGCGGCTCTGCGACTATCACCGGATTTACCGACGCTTCAAACATCACAATCACCATTGTGACTGCGTTTGCCGGGACTTCGCTGGATACTGGTACGTGGTACATCAGCACGCCTACGTCGATTCACTTCCAGCAAATCCTAAACAATCTATGTATTCGTTCGGACGGATCTGCGGGGCTGACTGTGGCAGGTAACATTATCGGAACCATCCAAAGCGACTACTTCACGATGTCACAACCGATGAACGGATTTATGGGGGCTTCCGGGAACATCGGGAGCGTGCTAGAATCTGCCGGGCTGAGTGTCGGGTACGTTCCGTCGAGCGTATCCCCGGCGTACCGAGCGGGGGTCGGAGTCATTTCAAGAACAGACTCTGCCGGGAACGCCTATGTTATCGGCGAAAGGAGAGACGCCAACGGAGCAACATTTGCAAACCCGCCGAGTATCGGAAGATATGAATCCCAATCTAGGGCTTCCAGATAAACTACTTAAACCCATATACAGGAAATAATCATGGTTTGGAAAATCGACAATCCTCAGTGCAATGAATCCCGCAAGATCGTATGGGAGGTGGCCCCCTACTTGAGGGGCCGCGGCCTGGACATCGGGGCCGGTGACTTCAAGATACTGCCGCATGTGATCAGTGTCGACAACATGCATCACAATGCGTCGTTCGGGTTTCAGTTCAAACCGGATATCATCGCCGACGCCTCAAAATTAGATATCATCGCTTCCCAGAGCATGGATTTTGTGTATTCGAGCCATACTCTCGAGCACGTGGATGACATGCAGGCGACTCTTAAGGAGTGGTGGCGGGTCATCAAGCAGGGCGGGCTCTTGGTGCTGTATCTGCCCCACGAGGATTTTTATCCAAACATCGGTCAGCCGGGGGCGAATCCTGACCACAAGAGGGATTTCGTTCCGGCCGACGTCATCGCTGCTATGCCTGATGGGTGGGATCTGCTCGACTGCCAGGAGCGGAACGGGGATCAGGAATACAGTTTTCTTCTCGTTTTCAAGAAACTGAACAGCAGGGTCAATAGCCGGTCCTGCGACCGACCGCGACCGGAAAAGACGGCATGCGTCGTCCGCTATGGCGCATACGGTGATCTGATGCAGTCGTCGTCGGTCATCGCCGGCTTGAAGTCGCGCGGGTATCACGTGACCGTCCATTCCAGCCCCCCGGGATCTGACGCGATCAAGCACGACCCCAACATCGACTCCCTCGTCTTGTTCGATAAGGACCAGATCCCGAATCCAGACCTCGGCAGTTTCTGGGAATGGCAAAAGAAAAAGTTTGATAAGTGGGTCAACCTCAGCGAGTCGGTCGAAGGTACCCTATTGCCGTTGCCCGGCAGAACGGTCTATATGTACCCGCCGGCCGTGCGCCATTCGCTGACCAACCGGAATTATGTCGAACTACAGCATCAGATCGCGGGCATCCCGTACGAACTGAATTCCAGATTCTACCCGACGCCGGAGGAACGGCAGTGGGCAGTCAATACCCGCAAGAAATGGGGTGCTGAGAAAGTCATCATGTGGTCCCTGGCTGGTAGTTCGGTCCACAAGACCTGGGCCGGGCTCGACAACGTCCTTGCTTGCATCATGGTCGAATTCCCCGGTGCCCATGTGGCTTTGGTCGGTGGCCCGGAGGCTGTCATCCTTGAAGCCGGATGGGGCAACGAGCCGAGGATCCACAGGACGAGTGGCAAGTGGACCATCCGCGAGACTCTGGCGTTCATCGAGCAGTGTGATCTGATCATCGGCCCCGAAACCGGGGTGCTTAACGCGGCAGCGTGCTTGCCGATGCGCAAGATCTGCTTCCTATCGCATTCTACTGTGGAGAATCTGACCCGGGATTGGTCGAACACGGTATCGATGCAGTCCCCGAATACGGTGTGCGCCGGCAGAGGCAACAACGAAGCTCCGGCCTGTCACCAACTGCATTATGGGTGGCAGAACTGCACCAAGGACGACGAAACTGGAACCGCCCAATGCCAGAAGGACATTCCGATCCAGACGGTATGGGATGAAGTTTACAAGGCGCTATCATGACAACTTCCGGGGTGTATTCGTTTTATGTAACAAGGGACGACATCATCCGGCAAGCCATGCTCGGCATCGGCAAGTTGGGGGCCAACGCTACCCCGACCGCGGTCCAGACTCAGGACTGTGCGATGATGCTGAACATGATGATCAAACAATGGATGGGGAAAACGGATTTCGCCCCGGGGTTGAAGGTATGGACGCGCAAGCACGGCCATCTCTTCCTGTCCAACCAAACCGGAAGGTACCTGGTTGGACCGGGAGCGACTGGCTGGACTGAAAACTACGTGTACCCCCTGTCCACGGCAACGGTCAGCGCGGCCGGAACCGTCCTGACCGTTGATGATGTGACCGGTATTTCGGCCGGCTACAACGTCGGTATCGAACTCGACGACGGGAGTTTGCAGTGGACCACGGCCTCGTCCGTCAACACTGGAACCAACCAGATCACGATTCCGGCACCTGGTCTGGACTACCAATCATCGGTTGGGAACCAGATCTTCGCCTATCAGACCGCCGCTCAACAGCCCCTCGAAATCGAAACTGCAGTGCTGCGCGATCAGGACCTGAACGACACGCCGCTCAACATCATGATCGTGCAAGACTACGACATGCTGCCGAACAAGGCCAACCCCACATTCATTCAAGATCCGACCGCGATCTATTACGAATTCCAATTGGGCAATAGCTACCTATACACTGACGCCGGGGCAGCCGAAGACGTCACCAAGCATATCTGCCTGACCTACATGCAGCCGGTTCAGGATTTCGTCAATGGCAACGACACGCCCTACTACCCACAGGAGTGGTACCTGCCGCTGTGCCTCGGTCTATCGAAGCTAATCTGCCCCATGTTCAATCGCGTGTGGACGCAATTGATGCAGGACAACTTCAACACGGCATTGGCGATCGCTCAGCATAAGGACCCCGAGCGATCTACCATGTACTTCCAGTGCAACCCTGACGGCTGACAATGAAACCGATCCCGATCTTCGGAACTGGAACCAAGGCTAGGGCCGGGACTGTCACGGCTCAGCGCCGGGTCAACTGTTACTTCGACATCCGCACGGATGGCGACAAGTCGAACATCATCGTCAGGGGTACGCCGGGCTCGGCACAGTTTATCGAACTGACCGATGGGCCTATCAGGGGATGGCGAGTCATCAGCGGCTACCTGTACGTGGTCGCCGGAGCCAGTGTGTTTCAGGTGTCCACTGGTGGCGCTGCCGTCAACCTCGGCGCTGTCGACGAATCGGATTCGTACGTGTCCATGTCGGACGACAGTGTTACGCTGGTGATCGTTAATGGGGTGAATGGCTACACCGTTGCGCTACCCACCGGAGCGCCGACGCTCATCACCGATCCCAACTTCCCCAACGGTGCGACCACTGTGGCCAACATCAACAGCCATTTCGTGGTCGAATACCCGAACAGCAGGCAATTCGGGGTCGCGCAGTTGCTGTCGGGGACCACTTGGAGCCCGCAGATTTATGGTACCAAGGAAAATTCCAGCGACTACACCATCGCTGTCGACAACTTGAATGGTGTGCTGCTGCTCTGGGGCTCTAAGTCGTTGGAATTCTGGCAGGACATCGGGTCGTCGCCCAACCCCTTCTCGAGAATTCAGGGTTCTTCCCAATCGTGGGGCCTGGCCGCAAAGAACAGCAGGGCCTATCTGGGCAATACGATTGTGTTCCTCGGGGAGAACCCGAACGGCGGTGTTCAAATTCTCAGGCTGAATGGCTACACCCCGCAAAAGATCAGCAGCGACGACATCGACGACATCATCACCAATTTCGCCGTCTATAATGACGCGGTGGCTCTGACGTACATGACTCAGGGCCACCCGATGTATCAGATCACATTCCCGACAGAAGAAAGATCGTTCCTGTACGACTCGTCCACCGGGATTTGGTACGAGACTCAGACCGGCCTGGATCTGCGGGCGAGGCATTTCGGCAATCTGAGCGTGTCGTTCAACTCCAAGAATTACGTGTCGGACGTCTCATCCGGCAAGATCTACCAACTGGTCGATTCGGTGTACGATGATGATGGCGTGGCGATTCTGCGTGAAATCACCAGCCGCCACATTCGCGTTGACGGCAATGAATTCGGAATATCGGAATTGGTAGTCGAAATGGAAACCGGGGTAGGTCTGTCCTCGGGCCAGGGCTCGGACCCGCAGATCATGATGCAGTACAGCATCGATGGCGGCAGGACGTTCGGCGCAGAAGACTGGCACACGATCGGCGCGGTGGGCGAGTACGAAACGCAGATTATCTGGGACCGGTTGGGGTCGGCCCGGGATTTTGTGTTCCGGTTCAAGATGACTGACCCGGTGCCGTTCTATATGCAGAGCGCTCAAGCTGTTGTGTCCCCCGGCACAGAGGCTTCCCAATGAAGATCAGTCCTCCCCCGATCAACGACTCGGTTGCGGGGACTGACAAACAGTTTACATTGTCGTGGAAGATGTTCATCACGACAGCATATCAAATACTGTTTGGGGTACAAAACTACCTGTCGGATTATTTCGTTGAACCTGCCGACGGGTTCTCGATACTGGTCCCGAGCAATGTGGAGACTGTCACACTTGCCCCTCTCGTTGCCCTGACGGCCGGTACCATTCAACTGCCGCTCGACCCAACGGACGGTCAGCGAGTGATGGTTAGTTCATCCCAGGCCATAGCCGGGTTGGTGGTAACCGCGGCGTCCACAATAATGAATGACCCAACAGCCCTCAACGCCGGGGAAGGGTTCGCATACAGGTATAACCTTAGCCAGGATACATGGTACAGACTCTACTGACATGGTACAATACCGACTGTGAGGACCCCACATCATGCTAGAACTACTGGCCCCCATTCTTGGCGCTGGCATCAGTCTCATTGGAGCCAACAAGCAGGCCAACGCTGCTAAGGATGCTGCACAGATCCAGGCCGATGCTGCCCTCAAAGGCCAGCAGATGCAGCTGGATGCCCAAAGGCCATGGATCGACGCCGGCACCGAGGCTCTCGGCCAGTTGCGCAAGGATGTCCTGTCCCCGGACGGCAAGTACGCGCAGCCGTTCACCATGGCTGACGCGAAGAACAGCGAGGCCATGCAGACCGCCCTGCGGACCGGCAGCGAAGCGATCCAGAACAGTGCGGCTTCAAGGGGTGGCCTATTGGGCACCAACACTCTGCAGGACTTGACCAAGTTCGGCCAGGAAACCGGGGCCCAATACGAGAATCAGGCATTCAACCAATGGCTGGCCGAACGCCAGGCCATGCTCAATCCGATCCAGAGCCTTGCCGGTCAGGGCCAGTCCTCGTCGCAGCAGGTGGCCGACAACAACACCAACCTCACCTTGGCGGGGGCCAACGCCACTGCCGCCGGAAAGATCGGCGGGGCCAACGCTCAAGCGGACGGGATCAACAACGCGGTTCAGCAGTTCACCATGCTGAGCAAGTTGTTCGGGTCGGAGGCCGGGAGCAATCCTCCGTCGAACGTCACGATCGATACGGGGTTCAGCAAGCCCGACTATTCGTTCACGGGGATGAATACCAATCTGAATGGCCCGGGTTAAGGGGTACACATCATGCCAGTTCAAGGAGCATTGCTCAACGCCCAGATCCCGATGTCGGCCAAAGCCATCGCGCCGGATATCGCCGGCGCTGTGAGCAAGGGTACCGCCATCCACGATCAGGTGTTGGCCAGCAAGGAATACGAGCGCGGGTTGGGCCAAGCGAACAACGACAGGGACGCCCTGAAGTTGTACATCGATTCCGGCGGTGACATGTACACCCCGGAAGGAGCGGCCAAGGCGCTGGTCGACCTCAAGGGCAAAGTCAGTTCTGACTCGTACATGAAGCTGATTGGCCACGTGAACAAGGTCAAGCAGGAGGACATACAGTACCGCTCACTGATATCTGAACTGGACGATCAGGCGCTGAAGAACCACTCAACGCAACTCGACAAGACGTTGACGTATCTGGCTGCCCCCCTGAAGGTGTACGAGGACACGGCCAAGACCAAAGGAACGCAGGAGGCTGATCAGGCGTTCCAAGCTGCTAGAAAGCAGATTCTTGAATCAGCGTCGAAGGAGATGGGTCCCAACGGCAAGCCTCTATATTCCCCGCAGGTCCTGCAGCAATTGGCCAACGCCACCCCCGAACAACTCAAGGGGTTGATGGTCGGCACCACGTACCAAAAGAATCTGCTGAACCAGCGTGTTCAAGAATCCCTAATTTCCAGAAATACTGGCCTGACGGAATTCGACAGGGCTCGAGCGAAGGCGTACGAGGACGGCAAGATCGGGGCCGGTGGCAAGAGTGCCATTGCCAAGATCGAAGACGATGTGGCTGCCGGTCGACTGACCCCGGAACAGGGCAAGTCGATGATCGATGGCATCGTCGCCAAGACCGCCAAGCCCGCTGATCAGAGCACGCTGACCCCGGATGCCGTCGAACGTGCGGCGCAGGACTACTACATGTTCCGGGAACTGCCGGCGCGTCTGGGCGCGGCCGAGCGCTCGACGATCCTGAACAGGGCTGCTGTCATCGCCAAGGAAACGGGCGATACCGCGGAGGAATCCACGATCAGAGCAGCGGCCAATAAGGCCAATAAGGTAGCCCTGGCCGATGTGACCAAGCGGGAGGCCCTGACCGCAGTATTCGAGCGTGATGCCGACAAGCGGTTGGACCTGGTACAACAACTGGCAAAGAAGGCCGACTTGTCCGGTTCTCCGGCTCTGAACAGGTGGATCAGGGCTGGAAGATCTAACATCGCTGGCGATGAAGACGTCAACAACCTGAACTCTGCCATGATCGCCCTGCAGGCGGAATTGGCCAAGGTGCTGTCCGGGGCCCTGACCAACGCTGGCGTATCAGACGCCGCGCGAGCGGAGGCAGCACAGATCATCAACGCCAATATGTCGCCGGAGATGATCGACAGCCTGATTCCGAACATCAGGAAGGAATTGAAATTCAAGATGGACGCCTTCGCGGAGCAGAAGAAGGCCATCCGCGACAGCATGCGGTCGGAGAACAGCGGCAAGGAACCCACCGCATCCGGCAGTCACGACAAGGTCGATCCCAAAGTTCAATCGGCAAGGGACAGTGATGCCGTGAGTATCATGCAGAAGGAGTACGCCGACAAAAAAGCCCTCCTTGACTCGATCAAGGATACGGACCCAGACGCCGAGGCCAAGAGGCGCAGGGCCGCGTCCTCGATGTCGGCCATAGATGCCCGTCTGGGAGTCAGGGACTCGTCCACGGCTGTTTCCATCTTCTGCGTTTCCGCGTTCCGGGTCATCGTGTTTCTGACGCTGTCAATGACCCGACCGGCGAATCTCGGGAGAACACCCTTGATGAT